GCCCTTTGTATGTACTGTCTTTGTGAGGATAAATCCATTATCTTTTACCTCTTTGTTTAACATCTAAGCGTATATTACCTACTTGGAAATCTTGTGTGGTACTACCTGTGACTGTCATTTGTACTTGTCTTGCTGTAAATCTTGCATCAGTATAGCCATCATTTTCAAAAGTAAATGATCCAAAGTCCGTGACTGGGCCTAATGGAGTAAATCGACCTTTGAAACTGAGGGTAACACCAGGTAAAGAATTAGCCTCTTCGTCTGGTAATATTTGATTGCATTGCACATAGTTATCACCATTGCCTATTTGTATAGGCCCTGTTTCACAAAATGGTACTTGTGAGTTTAGATTAGGTGAATTATCCAATGTGGTTGATTCATGTTCATAAACAAAGCCTTGTGAGTCACCAGCTATCGGATAAGTAAATGCTCCCTGGTCAATCCAAAAACCTCTGTCCATAGAACCAATAGACCAAACATTGCTATTGTAGTTCCATATAACATATTTGTTAGAAGTGTATTGTGAGTCACCGCTTGGGAATCCCCACCATATTTCATTAAAGTTAGAGTTGTGTCCACCCCAACACGCGCCCCTGCCCGCTACATTTATTTGGTCAAAGACATAATCATGCACTTCGCAAGGTAATTCTCTAACACTACCATCGTAAATATAAAAAGCGTTTTCACCCATCCATGCAAGAAAATTACCTGTTGATACAACTGTTCTGGAGCTGATTGATTTACAGTTCGTTCCTGCATCGGCTATACCATAAACAAAAGGTGATCCTGCATAGAACATTCTGTTAATACCAGTATCACTAAAAATAATCACATCGGATCTGTATTTAACACCAAACAAAGCTCTTCCGCCTGTAGGTATTTGTAAGTCTCCTGCTGTGTTTGTGGCCTTCGATGTCCAGTTGTTACGATCTTCCCTGTTTGACCAAGCAACCTTCCTAGGGTCATCTGACGAGCCTATAGCCACTAAATGTCTTTCATTGGTGACCAAGGTTGATAAGTTACCTGTGGGTGCGTTGGTTACAACTGTTGCTATGGTATCGGCTGTACCGCCTGAGTTTGGTCGCCATTTATAGATTTTGCCATCTTTAGAAAAAGTAAAGACTAGATCTTCACCCCAGTTATCAAAAGAAAAATAACCAGCTTGTAAAACCAAGCCTGATTGACTCCTGGCATCACCATAATCTTCTTCACCATAATGATATGCACCAAAGCCTAATGGATCGTCACTAGCATCATTAACAAAACCTACTGGTGTTATATCAGTCCAAGTGTTGTTGTATAAAACATAAACTTTTTGTCTTGTGCCAACTGCAAGGATGTTTTCACCAGCATTATCTTTATAACCATAAAGACCTATGATAGCTCCTGTTAATGCTGTGGCTTTGAGTTTTTCCCACCCGCCAATAGGTTTTAGATAGCCATTTTCAAAACGCACCAAATCACCATCGACCCAACGCCCTTTATTAGCGTAGTCTGTGCCATTGGTTACGATTCCTGCGGGGGGTGTTATTGGAAATAATGCCATAGCCTTATTGTATAAGACCTCGCTTTATTAGTCATTAACTAGATGGAGGTGTTGGCCATTCTCCTAATGGTCTAACTGGTGGAGTTGCATCGTTGTATTCATACAAAGCTGCTAACTCATCAACTGTAGTACAAGCATCAATTTTGCTTTGCATATCTGCTGCTGTGCTTCTGACATCAGTTCTAAAGGTAGTCCAATCAGCAGGAATAGCTGTACCAGCTTCTGTTTCTCTGACCACATACCAGTCGTTAGGTTGTAATAAACCATAGGCTTGATTAATAATCACTTGATTATGATTCCATTTAAGACCATGAGTTACATCACCAGTATCAGGATCAGTTGTATCGTCTAAGTTTTTAGCTGTAGCTGTACCATAAGATGCAGTTACAACATCGTTATCAAAATCAAAAGATTGATCGGTGTTAATGTAATAAGATGGATTTTTAAAGTTGCTGTTATCTACAACCACTTCATAAATGCCTATTGCCTCAAGTTCATCGCTAGACCAAAGCATAAAGATATTTTGTGGATAAGATACATCCCCAATGGTTATTGCTTTAGGTCTGGTGTAAACCTGAGTTACTTGATTGTTTTCTACTAATGCCCACATATTAATTCCTATTATATATTATCTTGCTGTTGTTGGTATACCTGTTGATGTCGTAAACGGGTTTTCTGCAAATGCCATGTAGATGTATGATGCACCACTTATATTTTGGTCGCCACTTGCTGTTCTGTTTTTAAAACCATTACTTAATAAATCTATTTGGTCACCTGCTGCATCTTCTGCGTTGGATAAGTTAGGATAAAGTTGTGAAGTATCACCATTAAATCCACTTCGTTTGTTATCAAACAGTCTCCAGTTAGTCACACCATCAGACCTTTTTATCATAACCCAAGCAGGTTTGAAGCCTGTATAGACGAATGCACCATTTGTATTTCCATTACCGACATATTTGCCAAACTTGCTGTAGCCTTGAACACTATGAAAAGCATACATTACATAGTCATAAGTGTTTCCTGCTGTTTGTGATGCTGTTCCTAAACCTACAGTTGTAGATGTTGGGTCTTGATTACCCCACCAACCTGAATTAGTAGTGGCAGCAGTTGTATCATCTAGTTTTAAATATTTAGTCCAACCGACAGCAGTTGAGCCTACTGCCCAGTTTCTTGATAAATCTCTATTTTTAACAATGACTAATTCAGGAGCTTGATTTAAGCCATGCCCTACAGTTGGATTAGTTTGTGAAGTTCCTGTGTAAGTTATGATGCTAAAACCAGCATCGGTATTGGCTTGAACAGTAGCCCCACCTGTTAGTGTTCCATCCGTATTGCTTGAGGTTGTACCAGCATTGGCTTTCCATGCCCATGCAACCCATGTTTGAGAACCTAAATCAAACCAAGAACTTCCAGTTGACCAACCATCGGTGTTAAAAGATGTAATTTGGTTTCCATCAGTTCCTTCGGCAGTAGTTCCATTTGCGTATAAAAATTTATTAGCTCCTCTTGAAGAGTCGTGTAAGGTATGATTACCACTAGAATCTCTACGTTTCCACCAAAGAAAATCAGGTTGTAAATCGCTATTACCATCAAAAGTGTGGCTTTGTGGTTGTGATGCTCCAACACCAGTCTTAATTTGAAAATGTGCAGATGGGTCGTCTATATTTGTATAAGCCATTATCCGTACTCCGCTAAATTTTTAGTGCATAAGGCATAGTAGCCTGATGGGGGTGCGTATTCAAAAGTTCCGTAGCCATTTTCGTCTGTTGCTGCACTTGCTGGTGTGTATGATGTAAAGCCACCAAAGTTAAAATAACCACCACAGCCGTTTAAATAAACGCTACCAACAGGCATAGCAAAATCACCGATACTTGTAAAAATTGGGTTGCCACTATTTTGAATTGTTCCGTTTTTATAAAGATACATATCTCCATTGTCCATATCTAAAGCTACACCTGCTATGTCATTTGGTGAAAAAGTATTAAACTTATTACTTATAATTGAGCCATTTGTAAATGTGCCACCATTTGGTAAAAGAGCTACATGGGAAGGATAACCTGAGCCACCTCCTGCTGTTTGGGTTGAATCAGTAGATTCAGAGCTAGTGTAGCCTATGGCAGGCCAATATGCTGTTCCCCCGTGATTAATGTCTTTAAACTCCCAGTACCATTTACCCCTACTAACACCCATCGTTCCTACAACAGTATTACCAGAAGCACCAGTAGAAAACAAACTTGTCGCACCTTGAGAGATAACAGTATTAGCTTGAGTCAACATAACTGGATTAAGCGTACAAAAATTATTAGTAGGTGTGTCAGTTGCTTGGTCTGCGGATGTGATGTTGTTTAGGGTGAAGTTTACATCGTTGCCTTTAGCGTTTGCACCTAAGTCTGATGCAGTTTCAAAATCTAAGAAAAAAGAATTGTTACCTGTTCCATAATTTAAACCACTTATATCTT